ACTAGCACATTCACCTGGGCTACCATCAGGCTCGCGATCAAAAAATTGAGCATGACCACAGGGTAGATACTTGTATACCTTTGTAGATTTTATCTTAATTGCCATATTATTTTCTCCAGATTATTGTATTAGTATACAAGGTTTTTAATTTGTTGTCAAATTCTATTTCTTTTCTCCAATGTAATGTTTGCTCCAATCATACTGCGTTTCTTGGTAGCGGGTGTCTTGATAGTGTGTAGGACCATCATAGAAGTCTAACCCAAAATGTCGACGAATGTTCTTTTGATCACCTTGGCTACCACACATGTCAGCACAGCGAGCACCAACTAGACGATAAAAGTGCGCGAGATTGTCTGTTACTGGCAATCCTGCTTGTTCGGCTAATCTTTCTAATTCTTTTGTCATACTATATTATATTTAGATTTTTTAGTAATGTCAAGCATATTTTAAACTAAACCAACTAGCCAAAGATTCATCTTTTATCCAATAATGATATGCAGTTATAACTTTCATATCATATCTACGTTTAGGAGTATTAGGGTATTCGGTAGTCACTGTGATATAAAATTCACTATCATTAGCGGCTTCTTTTAAAAAATCTTCCGCATCAATAGCCTTTCTCCAATCTTTTTTATAAGGTACAGTTATCCTAGTCCAATTCCAATAATCTTTTACCTTTCTTACCATAAATTTTCCTTTCTTATTTTTCTTTAGGTTTCAAATCTAACCCACCATCGCACTCAAAGTTCCTGTTACAGCGATATAGATGCCCGGTCTGGGTATTCATCACAATCACATCACTGGTCGTAGGATCTATGTTTCACGTATATAAGCTGTTGTTACGGAACACTGGATCAGTAGTCTGTGCAGTCATCAATGCGGCCATTATGGCTGATAATAATATTTCCATTACATGTTCTTTGCCGAATCCAAAATACTTTCCAATTTGGCCTGGCGTTCTAGCAGATGGAAAAATAGTGCTAGAGTATTAGCCGCATCCACATCTGCACGATGCGCCTTACCTTTGAAGTGTAGTTTATAGTAGCCCATAGCTGATGCAAGACCACCACTAGGTGCTTTGCCTCTGGTCAGCATCAGGTATGTGTACCAGGTCTTGACATCGATCCAACGACGGCCAAAATAGGGAAAATCTGCGTGATTTTTCGCAAATTCTGCTAGTAATTCGCCACTATCGCCGCCACCCCAGGTCACTGGGTTAACAAAGGGCTTATGTTCTTGTATCAGCTCACTGAGCTCACGGGCAACAAATTCGTGGCTGTAGCCTTCTGCTGATATGTCCGCATCAGTAATACCTGTGAGATCAGTGATGAACTCACTGATTGGTTCATTTGGATTGATATACCATTTAAGGGCAACATAATCTTCAAAACGTGTGTTCTTGTCGCCTATAGCTACCCCAACCTGGATTATCCGTCCACTGGGTTGATTGAGTTCTAAATCAAGAGCTAGAAACTTACCATCTGCTATCATGCCAGATCTTTCTGTGGATAACCTGCACTAAGAAATTCACCTATGGCCTGTGCGTTCTCACTTAGTTTAACCAAATCATACTTACCACAGAACTTCAAGAACTGCGCACCAACCATGGGTTGATTCTTAGGTTGAGTTGCGACTTTGATAGTATCCCACATCTTTTCTTTGATATGATCTGGTTGTGCTGTGAGATCAACTAGGGTGACATTACGTTGATAGTCATCCAGGACTTTGTGTTCTACCCCATTGTGATCAACCCAACGCTGTAGCATTAGATTGTTCCAGTTATAGCCCTTTTTATCTTTGTCACTAAATGCTTCTTCAAGACCAACCCTATTTTTCGATCCTTTAGTGCGCACACCCGGATAAGCACTAAAAATATTATCAGTGGGATCGCCACGCATACACTTTTCAAACAAGATGAACTTGGGATCGGAAATCTTCTTAGGCTCTTTGGTTTTCTTGTCTATGACAGGTTTACCTTTTTTATCAAAGATACCTTGGATAGTGTGCAATTCATCTGCGATACCATTGTATTGATTTACATTGTCTGCAAGTAGTTGATGAAAATCAGTATCGCTACTCACGATAGTATGATGGTCATCGGGATGAGATTGGATAAAGCCGCCAATAAGATCGTCTGCTTCAAGCTCAGGGTGTTGCAGAACTGTGCAATTTGTCTTATCTGCGATAAAAGTTTTGAGTGCATCAAATGTCTCCCAAAATAGTCTATCCTCTTCAGCTTCTGATTCAGTCAGTGCCGCACGTGCTACTGCACGATTGGCCTTATATGGTGTATAAAAGTCTTTGCGCCAGCTACGTCCTTCAAGACAGAATATAACATGATCGGCCTTTTGATCACGCCATGATTTGTTTACGGAAGCTAGGGTTACGTGGATAGCAAAACCCAGCTTGTCCCAAGTGTCTGCTTGGCGATGGGCTGAATGTCTTGCACGAAAGAATGTGTTTGCTGTGTCTACAAGTAAGTATCTCATGTAAACATTGTACTACCAAATTTGGTAAAGGTCAACTGATTTCCGTTCTACCGTTGCCTAGATCTCTACGATTAGTTGGACGACGCAGTTCTGGATCTGCTTGTTCTTGCTCATATGTTTCTAACACTATATTACGGCATATGGTTTTAAACCAATTGTCTACTATGTCCTGATCTGTTTTACCCTGATATCCAGCACGTATTAAATTAGCTACAAACTTGTCGTTCCAATCTAGTTCAAATGCGCCCTGTCCTGGATTTTCGTGATCAATGTCCATGCTGATTACTTCTACCCAGGGCTCACCACGTTCGGTAGCTAAGTCTTTAGGGGTCTTTTTGATTTTTTGTTCTTTTAAGGTAGCAGGTTCTGGCTTCGTACCAAATAAATTATTAATTAATTTTTTAATCATTATTATTCCCAATGACCAAATTCTTCATCCATATTTAGTTCCATATAGGCTTCGTCTAATAGATGTGTATTTTTCATGCACTCTATATATTCATGGCACCATGATTTAATAAAATACCACATGATCAATCCTTGAATAAATCCACGGCTTCCCAAGGTAAGTCGGCCTTACCAAAGTGTCCATAGTTAACGGTTTCACTGTATATAGAACGGAACAGTTCAAATCTATTTATGATACCTTGTGGTGTTAGATCAACATTTTTGTTGATCCAATCTGTGGTAATCCTATCATAATCTATGCCGCGATCAGTTTTTACCCACACGCTAGTTGGTTCTTTAACTCCGATAGCGTAGCTAAGTTGGACCGTGGCTTTGTGTGCGCCTCGACTCGCTACTATATTCTTAGCCAGATACCTAGCCATATAAGCAGCACTGCGATCAACTTTAGTAGGATCTTTGCCACTAAAAGCACCACCACCATGAGGGCTATAGCCGCCATAAGTATCAACAATAATTTTACGACCAGTAAGCCCAGTATCACCGTCGGGACCACCAATAACAAAACGGCCAGTAGGATTAATAAGAAACTCAGTATGGTCATCGATGAACTCCTTGGGCAAAATGCCACGTATGATATTTTCAACAGCGCCACGGATTTCGTTGATATCATAATCTGCTGAGTGTTGTGTTGAACATACGATTTTGGCAATACGTTTTACTGAGCCATCATCATTATATTCCATAGTAACTTGACTTTTAGCGTCAGGTCCCAACCATGTTACAGGTGAAATATTGTTAATACCTTTGCGTATTTCTGCCAGATGTTTTACAATTTTATGGCTGTAATAGATAGCACTTGGCATTAGGTCTGATGTTTCTTTGATAGCGTACCCAAACATCAGTCCTTGATCTCCAGCACCAAACGTGTCAGTGCCTAAGGCTATATCTGCTGATTGCCCATGCATGTAGTTATGGATCTTAGCAGTTTCCCAATGGAATCCTTCTTGTTCATATCCAACATTACGGATAACATGACGCACAGCATTTTCAACTTCCTGATGATTATAGATACCTTTGTATTCTCCAGCAATGATAACTTGATTAGTTGTTACCAGAGTTTCGCAAGCACAGCGATAAGTTGGATTGCCTTCGCGCATCATTAGATCTAATACCGCATCACTGATAGCGTCTGCTACCTTATCTGGATGTCCTTCACTGACACTTTCACTTGTAAACAAATAACTCATTCAGTTCCCCATTTAATTTTTAACCATATACGTTCATGTATATAGTAGTCGATGCTTAATAATAGATGTAATAAGGTAGCAAAACCTGTGGACTTTGCTATATCTCCAGTCCATAACCATGTCCAAAAGATAGTAAACAGCCAAGCTGTGATACGATAACTAACCATCCTGGCGATAGTTCTCTTGTGTGTTTCTTTTATTTGCCCCATGAGTTGCCCCATAAATCCACATGTAATCGTGGACTGTAATAATACCCACGACGCATAGCTTCATCTGCAACATTAAATTTATTATCATCATAGACACTAACCACACCACCCACTGGCATGATATAGACAACGCCTTTAAATTTGGCCTTTCGATACTCTGCTACTGCACGATCTACTTCGTCGAAGTCTGCCGGCGATTCGACAACAAACTTAAGATATGTTGTGCCGATCTTTTCATAACTCTTAACTATTCCGGGTTTAACGGCATCTGCCCAGGCTTCACCACTTGCTGATAATTTAGCACTGACACTAAATGTTATCTCACGACTACCACGATTCCATAATTTCAGATACTTGGCAAAGTCTTCATGCAGTTCTTGAGTACCATTGGTTTCAAATGTTAGGTTCTTTAGATTATACATGTCTTTATGACTTAACAAGTCTGGATAACTGCGTTGCCAACCTAGCAATGGCTCACCACCTGTGATGACCAAATGTGTGTCATTACCATTAGGCATCTGCCAACTATTGCTAGGAACCAAATCTAACATACGTTTGACTACAGCATCAATAGTAAGTAGCGGACTAAACTGTTTGAATCTAGGATCCCATGATGCATAACTATCACACCCAGTATTTACCAATGGAAGCTCTTCATAGATACGATATTTTGTAGGATCAATAAACTCACGTTCTGTACTCATCTGTGTGCGATCCTTCATACCAAACGACCCACAAGTGAAATTGCAGCCAAATGTTCTTAAAAAGACACTAGGTACCCCAACAAATCTTCCTTCGCCCTGAGCAGAGTAAAATATCTCTGATACTTTTAGTTTCATAATGATATTATACTAGACTTTTTTAAAATTGTCAATTAATGCTCCCATGGATAAACGATCCAAACATCTTCTTCTGCTTTGTTTATTTCTACAGCACTATAGTCAATCTTGCGACTGAACTTGCTGGATAGATTATCAAATAACACAGCGAAACGAACATTATTGCCCCAAACATCTGCCCAGGCTGAATCGTTTGGTAAATTACTACCTTGCCAATCTTTGATGATCCAATCTAGTGTAGCACCAGTATCATTGATGTCATCTACGATAAGGATGTTTTTACGCAGTGCTGGATCACTAGTAGGTTCATCTTTGGGTCTAGGAACTGCGCTAGCGTCTATATAGCCAAAGGCATCTTCTGCCATCCAACCGTTGCTTTCAGTATCTGCATTATCACGTAATGCCACTTTTAATGTGTGCATAGGAACATCTAGTGCGTGGCTCATATACACAGCAGGCACTAGTCCACCGCGGGTCAATCCAACGATGTAATCAGGACGCCACCCATCTTTATACATCTGGAATGATATACGATTTACATATTCTCTAATTTCAACCTCACTTACATATAATTTTTTCATCTTATCAACTCCATGGTCATGATCTTAGCGATACTGTCTGTCTTATTTTCATCGTCATCGTGGATGATGTGCATATTGGTCGTCCATTCTTGGCGTGTCGCCTCCCAGCGTGTGACTTCTAAGATGACGCCACCACTGGCATTGTAGATACGGAAGTTGGTATTCGGATTGCGATCAAAGAATGTAGGTGCTTCTCTAGGTCCAACTTTTACATTATCGCGTATAGGAACAGCCTCATCCCAATCTTCAAAACGTTCTACACCTAACCAATGGCAGATCTTACGTTTTAACCAATGCATAAGTTATCCTTTGTATGCTCTTACACCAACGATTTTGTTATCGTCTGTGAATTGTAATATGTCTGTTACTAAGATGCGTTCTTTGCCATCAATGCTGATCAGTAGTTCAGCGATAACAGTGTCACCATCTTCATATAAAAAACCCGGAGTAACTGAGATCTGATCTACGCTGGCAAATATCTTTTCATATACTTCAAGTACTTTTTCTTTACCTAGTGCTTGATTTTCCCAATCTCGCAGACAAATCCCCTCTGCGAACATACGGCTTAGAGCTCCTATGTCCTTACAGGAAAAACGCAAAAAGTATTCTAATGCTAGACTTTTTTGATCCATATTAAAACTCCTTGGCAATAGCTAGACCAAATAGGTTATTAGTTATACCTGGTTGGTTTAAGTAGTTGATGTGATGTTCAC